AATCCATGGAATGATCGGCGAGTTGGTCGCCGCCATCGGGATTTTGAGCATCGGCATGAATTGGCGCCATGCGATCGCGTGATCGGACGGTGTCAGGTTCAGCACGAACGCGGAAGTCGACCCCGGAATCTCCCAGTTCCTGTCTGTAAAAACCGTAGTCGCAGTACCGGCGACGTAGGGCACGCGGGTCATTTCGCGCAGGTCAGTCAACTGATTTGTTCCATTCATGCGCGAACGGTAGATCACATAGCCGGTCTCCTGTTGCGAAGCCGACGCCGTAATTATCAGGTTGACCGATTGACCGCTGGCAATCGCTGCCTGCGCCGACAGCACGCCCTGCGATTCGCCGTACTGGTTGATCGCCGTGACGTAGTAATAAAAATTACCTGCCTGCGACGACAGGAAGGCCGATTGCGCGTCCGCCACTGGAGCCGACAAGGCCACCCCTTGCGGCTTGAATGTGTTGTTTGCCACTGCCACCGCAAGGTAGGTCGCGTTGCGCGTCTCGAAAGGCTTTTTGAGTTTCTCGTCGCGAATGAACAGATCGTTACGGGTGTTGATCTTGCCGTAAGAGGTCTGGATACCCGTGACAGCAGTACCGCGCACCGTGGTGATCGCCTGATCGTTCAGCCCAATACGGAAAGCCGGATCGAGGTTGTTGTTCAGGTCGGTCTGGATCGATGGCGGCAGGTAGATATCTGTCGCCGTACCGAAGGAACCGTAACCATAAATGGTCTCCGATGCTTGCGAGATCGGATCGACCGTCATCAGAGGCTGACCGGCCATGTCGATGATGTTATCCGGATTGCCGAGCGATTCGATCTGCTGGCGCAGGCCGGGGAAGGCGAGCGGCGTGACGTCGCTGCGGCCCTCGAACAAGCCGAGTTCGATGTCCGTCAGCAGCTGCTTGGTGCCGTTCGTCGTTTCCAGCGCGACGGCATCAACGATGTTGTTCTGCGTTTGCAGCACGATAGGAATCTTGCGGTAGGTCGACATGTATTTGACCTGACCGACCATACGCGCATAGTCGCCGTTGGTTTCCGCTGCAATACCATCCTGCGTATTAAACGTGCCGCCAAAAATGCCGCCGATGTCCGATTGTTCAGTCCATTCGTCCAGCACCGCCGTTGCACGCGGCTTCGGCAGCGCGTTAAACAGGACAAAGTGCTTGTTGTCCTGCACGGTGGCCTGCATTGCCGTATCCAGCGACTGGATACGCAACGCGGAGCCGCCGGTCAATGTCGCCATGTCGCTGCCATAGCCCGCTTCCAGCGACTTTTGCAGCGCTTCGAATTCGGCGTTGCTCAACGCGCCGGTCTGCGTCTGACCGGAGGCATTGCCCGGATTTAAAAGGTTTTCAAGCATGGGTGGTATGTCTCCGGTTAATTGCTGGAAATGGTGGCCAGCAGGTCTGCTGGCACGGCGACGCCCATGTTTAAGGACGTCTCGATGCGCGTGGCGTCAAAGCCCGTGATGCGGCCGGCCTTGAAGGCGGCCATCGACTTCGCGAGGATTTCCTGACCGCTCAGTTGCTGCGGGCTGGTGTTGAGTGACTTCGCCAATGGCGTTTTGGGATCGACCGACTGCACGGAGCGCGCGCCGCGACCTTCCCTGCCCATGGCCGTGACCTTGTCCGACAGGGACTTGAGCATCTGCTCCTGCGACTTCAGCGCGGCGGATTGCTGGCTGATCAGGTTGACTGCGGCTTCTAGCGACTTCAGTACATTGGCCTGCGTGGCCTGATTGGCGCTCTTCTCGGCAGCCAGCTCGCTCTCGGTGGCCTCCAGACGCGAGGTCAGCGACTTGACCAGCTCGGTGCCGTCGAAGGCTTCCATCGACGTGCCGTCTTCGAGCGTGAGCACGAAGGACTTCGACATCGCGTTACTGGTTTCGCTGTTGGTGATGCCGTCGGCGCTCAAGCCGTCGCCGCCGTTGCCGGTGTCGGCGTTGGTCTGGTCGTCGTTGTCTTCGGGATCGCCGCCGGTGTTGGCGGCATCGCCAGTTTTCTTGTTACCCGCGAGTGGCGCAGTCGGGGCAGCCTGCGCCTTGGCGAGCGTGCCCATCGTATCCAGCAGTTTTTCAAAGCTCATGACTTCTCCTGTAATCCACGTTTCAAATCGTCCAAAAACCGCTCGACGTATTCAGCAGCGGCGGTCTGAGAAAGCCCGAAACGTGACCCGGCCTCCTTGACCATGTTGGGTAAATCGCCTGTTTGAATTGCGCCGGTATGGACCGCATGCGCGAACTGGTCGCGGAAGTCCCAATACGACAGCACGCCCGATTGCGACCCCTTGTCCAGCGACTGTTTGCCGATCGCTGCGTCGCCGGTGAAGTCGGCCACATCGGTGCCGCCTCCGCCTGCCTCCAGCGACTTGCGCAGATCGAGGCCAGCTGCCCCCCAGCTCTTCGCGAGCATGCCGATAGGTACGCAGGACACCTCCGGTACGTCTGCGTTGACCGGGGTCAGAGACATGCCGATATTCGACCAGCGCACCTTGGTGATGACGGGGAACTTTGCCCCGGTGCTGGGATCGACGGAAATCGCCTTTGCGAGTACGGCACCGCCAACCGACGGGTACCACCGCTTCGGCGGATTGGTCTCGGCGATCGATGACCAGAAATAGTTGGCCTTGTCAGCAGCAGGCCCGGTGCCGCTGTTGATCAGCGCTTTGACGAAGGTGCGAGTGCCATCGACGCGGACATCAACCGGGCGGCCAATCTCAAACGCCTCATAACCAGGAATGCCCGGCGAGCCCTTTGCAGGGTTCGGGCGGCCGATTTGTGTGTAGTGATCGAGATCGATATTCCCGAATTTGAGGAAATACTCTGCGGATTCCTTCAATGCTTTCTGCAAAATCACTTCGTCTTGCAAGTCGCGCGATTCGTTCGACGCCTCCATGTACACGAAGCGCTGATCGCCCTCGGTGGCGGGCGTCGCCTTGAACATTTCGCCGATGCTTAAGAAGTTCGGCGACGCGTCCAATAGAGCCTGATCGGCCTCTGTATGAATGTTGTGTTCCATAGCCGAAATGGTGGCGTCACGACTTGCGGATCAACGTGCGCGCTCTTCCAGCAGACGTATCAGTGCGGCGCGCTGCGTGACCCAGGATTGATAGTCGGTCGCCTTGTCGTCGTCGCACAGAACGTCGGCTGGTTTGGTGGCCTGGATGAGGGCTGTGAGGCGCGCGCATTCTTTCTCTGCGCTGTCGAGGATGTTTTGTTGTGCGCGAGCGGCGTGATCGCTCAATGCCGCATTGGTTGCGGTCAACGCGCGCACCTTGTCGATCGATGAAGTCATGCGCGCATGCTGCTATCACGACCGGGTGCTAAAACATGCTGGCTTGCGATTCGGCTTGCTGCTTGTGGAACAGGAATGCCGCAAGGCCGGTGTCGTCGAGTCCGTCCAAGGGACTGGTGACCACATCGCGCAGCTGCTGTTTGCGCGCCAGGCGCGACCTGGCGTTGCGCTCAAACCTGTGGTTTGCAATCAGGTCGTAGAGATCAACGTTGTTTTTCTGGCCAACGCGAGCGATGCGACCGGCGCGTTGATTGTGAACCATGGCTGTGTCGGGGGTGTCATACTGCGCCAGCCACGATCCGCTTTGCAAGTTGGCTCCCACCGCCCCTGCGTCTGAACAGATGACAATATCCGCCTTGCGCTCACCGGAATCAGGATTGAACGCACGAATCTTTGCGGATTTATCCTTTGACGAATCGGCGCCGGTCACCACAATGACGCGATGCCCCTCCCCTTCCAACCGACCTTTAATCTGGTCGACCGCTGCCAGTGATCGGGCGAACACAACGCCCGGCCTATCTCCCATGCTGGAGGCCAAGCTGGAAAGGTCGTCCAGTTTGCCCGATTCAGGGTGCGCGTTGATCACGCGATTGATTGCTGAATTGCCGATGACCCCCACGGCTTTGGTTAGACTTTGCGCGATCGCTTCGTGCTGCGATTCATCGGCTCCGGCGAAAGATTCCGGCGACAGCGCCTGCAACGCCGGGATATCCACCGTTCCTTGCATTTTGGCGATACGCGCCGCCGCGACTTGGCGATCGACGGCATCGAGCGCGGCTTTTTGTGAAGGCGTCAATTCGACGTTGCGCTCGTGCCGCGTAACATTGACGTCCGGCTTGATGGCCGCCGTGTAGGCGTGGCGGGCCAGCTCGCGACGCAATCCTTCCTTCGCATATTCGGTGTCGCCGCCGTAACGACGCATGAACGCGTCGCGGTCGTTGTACCGTTGGCTGTCCATTTTGGCGAGCAGGTCAAAGGCTTCCGAGGCGTCGTTTTTGACTGGATCACCAGAGGCGTGCAGGTAATACGGCGTGTTGTCGGTGACGGACTGCACCGTGTTCGACATGCGGCTGTTTTCCTTGCCTTCGCGGTTTAACAAGCCGTGCGCTTCATCCGCCATCGCGAAATCAAAGGCAATTCCCTCCTTGTCGAGCGCGGCTTTCATGTAAGCCTTGCGCTCGTCGGCCGACATGGCGTCCATCTTTGTAGCGACATCGTCAGGCGAACATCCGTCCCGCTTCGCCGCAATCTTCAACACGTCGTCGCGGAATGACTGATGCGTCACCACATGAAAATGAGTGTTCTTGTCCTTGTAGGATGCCAGCCGCTCCTCGTGCGACGCGCCGGGCTGGCAATGCCAGTTGAATTTACCCGCTTCCAGAAAGCGTAGTGCCTCGGCACCAAACTGTCCCTGCACGATCGACGGCACCACGAAAACGCCCTTTTTGATCTTGCCTTCCGAGTGCAGATCCGCAAACGCGCCCAGGCCGATGCCGGTCTTGCCGGAGCCGACCCCGAGCCCGGCAATCATGCGCTTGTTGGCCTTGAGGAATTTGATTGCGCGCTGCCGTTTCACACCATCCGGGCCCGACATCGAGGCGTGAAACAGTTTGACGGGCTGGCCGGGCACGAAGTTCTTGCCGACCGTGCCCATCATGGCGGCGATCCGGTTCTCAGCGGCTTGCCCTATGGTGTGACGCTCATCCTTGCCAAGCGGTTTATCGACCATATCGAGCTTGTTCTCGCTATGGTCGTCGGACGAGAAAAAGCCCATTTGAGACTGCTCAAACGCCGCCTTCTGCTCTTTTGCCGTATCGAGCTTGTGCGACACCGATCCTGACGTGTATTTGCCGTTATGTCGCTCACGCAGGGAGTCGATCAGCTCGCGCTCCGACTTGACCCGTGCCTCGCGTGCCGCCGGATCGATCGCGTCCAGATGGTTTAAATTCCCGCGAATAACCGTGCGCCCGAGCTTGATCGGCTTGTCTGGATTGAGCGTGTTGTAATGTTTGGCGAATTCCTCGGATACCTTCGACCGGACGATATCCTGCATCGACGAGTAGGCGGCTGCGGGGCTGCGCATGGTTTTAACGTAATCCGGCCAATTCAGGCCGGTCGCCTTGACCTTCCCGGCCAGTTCGTAGCGGGCCGAGGCCCACGCCTGGTGATCTGGATTCTGCGTGGTGTCGCCGAACATGTCGATGGTGGTTTTTTCCGGCTCCTGCGCCTGATGCTTATCCAGATCCACGCGCAGCTGCGCATGCTCTGGGCTTTCCCTCGCCACGTTGGTGTAGAAGTAGTTGCGCAGCGCCCGCATGTCGCCGTCGTTCAAGTCGCCGATTTGCTTATACGCACATGCGCCGGTGGGCTCCGCCGACAATGCCCGGTGCAAGGCGTCCTGCGCCGATGCATCGGCTTCGAACGATTGGCTGTTCAGCGCCGAGCGCTGGCCGCCCCACTTCGAGGCGACGAAGTCATCGGCGTATCGATGGAAAAGCGGAGCCAGCTCCTCGGCGCGCTGCATCTGCTTCCCATCCGGCCGCTTGTTCGGGGCGACGACGTCGAGCGCGGCGCGGTATTCGGTAGTACGCGCAGCGCCGACCTTTTGAAAGAAGTCAGCTGATTGCAGATCTACCATGATGTCGACCGGCATGTCGCCGTCGGCCGCGCGGCTGCCGATATAGTCCTTCAGCGAGGCGTTAAGGTCCGCGCCAGGCTCGAAAGGGATCGCCATCGCATCCGCCACGCCCGGCTGCAGCTTGAGCGCCAGATCGGCCCGGTTGGCGAAGCCCTTGGGCATCCAGCCGTCCTCGTCGTCTGCGCCGTTCATGATCGCCAGATTGCGCCGGATACGCTCGACGTCTTCCTTGTCGATCGGTTTGGCAAGCCGATCCATGCCGTCGGCATTGATCGTGACAAAGGCGTTGGCACCGCCCTTCTCTATCCGGTAGTCACCCGGCTTCAGCCCGATCGCTCGCAACTGTTTGATTGCCGATTCAAGCGGGGTCTTGCCGAGTGAAACTTGAACGGAATCCCTGCCTTTTTCCCTGAGCGCGTAGGTAATGGCGGCATTGGCCTCCATCTCGCCCAGGGAGCGGCCTAGAACCTTTTGTGCGTCGTCCAGGGCGGTCATGCGCTTGCGGTTCAATTCTGCCTTGACCAGCAAATCCTCTGCATTGTCTGCCCCATTGAGGTCGAACTGCTGGGCTTGTTCATGCAGCTCGGAGACGTCGGCCAGCGCGGAGACGGACAGATCCTCGTAATGTTTGAGGTGGAAATCCCCCATGCTTTCGGCGAATTCGTCCGCCTTTTCGTCGCCGAGGTCGGCGCGGAGGCGCCGCACAAGCACCTGGGATGCCGCGGCAGTGCCGAGAACATCAACCACGGAACGGTCCAGCAAGGCGTTGCCGCCGGCGGCCAGCGCCATGGCGTTGATCGAGTTGAATGCGCCAGCGGCCACATGATGCTCCAGCTCGGAACCTTGCGGATCGGCCTTGCTGACTGCCTCCAGGAATGCCACGGTCTTGATCGTGCGCAGATCCTCGGCGATGCCCTTCTCGACATCCGCATCGGTTGCGGTAGACGGCTCCAGCACGTAAGCCTGCGGTTCCTCTGATCGATCAATCACGGTGGTGGCTTCGCGCGCGGCCTTTTGGATGTTCGATAACTGCTTTTGCGCCTTCAGCAGCGCGACCGCCTGTTGCACGTCAACGACTTTTGCTCGCAGGTTCGGACGGTCGGCGTTGACCGTGGCGAGCTCGTCCCTGATCTTGTCCGCGACGCTTTTACCCTTCGGCTCCTTGACGTTGGGTGTTTCGACTGCATCGGAGGCGGCCTGCGCCAGTACCGCGTCCCTTTCCTCTTGCACCTCTTCCGGCGTCGGCCCGGCCGCTTCGGCGCGGTCCTTGTAGTGCGGATCAAATCCCATGCCGGTGTCGGAGCGCACCGGGTCGAGATCCGATACAGAGAGCTGCGTCGCGTCATCCGTATGCAGCGGGAATTCGCCGGTAAAAGCTTGCTTGCGGGCGTCGGCATCGACCAGCAACCGCTTGCGCTGCAGCCCGACGGCATCCTTGGCGGCCGCGAGCATCGAGCGGTGGTGCTGCGCAGCTGCCTTTTTTTGGGCTCCCTCGGACAAGTGCTCATGTGCTTTTTCATCGAAGGCGATCACATCGTGATCCCAGCCCATCGCATTGGCCACCGTCTTGATGAACGCATGTTCGGCAGCCTTACGCTTGACGGCGACCTCGCTCTTCGATTTCTGTTTGAGCTGCGTGACACCCAGCTCCTTGTCTTTGGCGCGTTGCTCTTTGTCGGCTTGCCGCCGCGACTTCGCCCGTTCGGCTGACTCTTTCGCGTAATCGTTGGCTGACTTGGTGCTGGTGATCTTGAGGTAGTTAAGTTTGCCGCCCGCGCCACCGATGATGTGCGAAGTCTTCGAACCAGGAGACACCGGTTGCACCAGCACTGGCTGGCCCTTGGTACCCGGCCCGTTGGGGTGGACGGTCAACCAGTGCGCGCCTTCCGGGATGGGGGTAGATTTGAAAAAGAACAGTGCGGAAGGCGGTCGGATATGCATAGCCGCGATCATCGCGTCACGAAGCGAGGCCAGCATGTGTGAAAGAATTTCGCCGTCCGAAAACACTTATATTGGAAGACAGTATTTTCGCTAGAAGTTGATTTCTAGTTCGTAGAAAATTCTAGTTAAAACTAGGTTTTTCCGAAACCATATTGAGAAATGAGTTAAGATGCCGCCTCTTAAATTTTGGAGGTAATAATGCGTAATCCTAAGTCGCCTAGTGATCAAAAGGCACTCCAGTCGTTTATCGAAAAACTGAAGCGTGAGATTGCAGAGAATCAACGCATCGTTGACGTGCTTGAGGAATTTTCTCGCGGAGCAAATAGTATTGATCGTCCTACCTTGCGGAAAAAGGCAGCGACTGCTGAGATCAAGACGGGTAAAGCATCAAAGGCGACAGAGTCAACCGGTATGCCAAGGATCAGCAGTGAGACATGGCTGTCCGCCATAGGCAAGCGACCGAAGACAGCAGGACAGATTTTTGATAGTGTGATCGCAAAGATGTTTGGTTTGACTGATGAGCAAAAAGAGATGGTTCGCGGCCGCATCTATCCTGCGCTGGCCAATCTCAATGCTTCCAAGAAAATCAAGGCGGAAGGCGAGCGCGGCTCGATGAAGTATTCGCTTGTGTAGCAAAGGGTCTGTGCGCTCGACGCCGTCAACCAAAATGATAAATATTGCCCATCCCAAAAATGTAAAATTAGCCGTTCTTTGGCTTGAGAACGACTGCTAACCAGGCGGCGAAGGCAGGATCGTCACCGGGCCTTGCCGCTGGCAACACATGCCATATCCCACGGCAATGTGGATGCACGGCACCGGCCGGAATCCACCAGCGCTCGGCCGACGTGCGCTCGACCAGCTCGTCGCCAACGCGCTTGCGTAGTGCGGCAGCCCGGCCGATATTGGTCTTGCCGACCCATACCTGCGTCGCGCCGTCTTTCTTCTTTTCCGATGGCTTGACCACCTCCAGCACTGCCCCGTTGATCTTTTTGCAGAACGGGCACGCACCGCGATAGCGTTCCCAGCGTTCGACCTTCGAGCCGGGCACGAGTGATGCGATCAGCCCTTGATTGGCGTTCTCGCCGGCTTCGGTGACGGCGATCCGGCGCCAATCCCGGTTGATCGCGCCGAATTCGTCGAGAAGCTGCGTCTGCAACGCATGCGCGGGTAGTGTTTCGCCGTCCAGCATTTGCTCCTGATACGCGAAAATCACGCGTTTCAAACGATGCCGCACCGACTCGGTGACCTGCTGAATCTGATCGCAGCCGCGCAGGCGCGCGTATTCGAGGATGCGGTTGGTCTGGTCGTTTTCCTCAAAGTTGAAAGACTGCTGAACCGCGTGAACAGTCAGCGGCAACGCGCCGATAATCGCGTCGGCCTGCGCAACGGCGACTGAGCCGGATAGATTGGCCTGCACCTTCCCCATGAGCGTCGCGCGCACAGCCAGCCACTCGGCCTCAGTTTGCAGCTCTCCGATAGGCATATACCGATGCACGAGGTAATCGATCACCAGCCCCCAATCGGAGAGCGCGTAATCAGCGATAGGCAGGCTTTCCAGATACAGACGCACCAGAGACAGCTCGTCCGGTGTCCAGCGCAGCATGGCCGCGTTTGGCGCGGCCGGTGGTGCCATCGTGGTCGGCTTGTGGTTCTTGCCTGCGAGCCAGGCGTTCAGCTCGTCTTGCACTTTCTTGATCCGCAGCAGGCCGCGCGAAGAAAACAGCTCGATGACCGACTGGATGAAGGGACTATCGTGCAACGCCCAAATGTCCGGCCCGGTTTCATCCTCGCCCGACATGGCCTTGGCGAGCGATTCGAGCGCGTGATCCGTGCAACCGCAGGAAAGCGCACCGAGGTCGACCAGCAGCGGCTTACTTGCCATCTTTAGCCTTCGGCTTGACTGGTTCGTCCTTTTCCGGGGCGAAGTGGCCGGTTACCTCTCGCCAATGCACGCGGTGTTCGCGCTGGGACGAATCGGTCACGCATAGACCGTCGCGGCCGGTTGCCGTCACCTTGCCAGATCCCGTGAAGTCGCCCGCCTTGAAGGCGACGTGGTGGTCAACGTCCACCACGTCAGGGCCGAAGTTCCCGCCAGCCTTGTGTTCGGACAGCAGGCCCAACAATCCGGAAAAGTGCGAGATATCGGGAGTCTTTGTCGCAGATTTGGTCGTTTTCGTTGCAGCCTTAGCCTGTTTTGACGACTTTGCTTCGACGACGGGCGTGCGTTTCTCGGGCGGTTTGATCGCTTTGATGAACAGCGGCAGCATTACATCTCCTCCAGGCAATAGATGGGCGGCAGGCCAAACGCTTTGCCGAAGTCAGGTTTCTGCAGCTTGTCGCCGAACGGCGACTCCTCCTCATCGTCGTCTGTCTGATCGAGCGGTCGTCCGGTCGAATCGATCGGGTGGCCTGATTCGTTAGTCGGGCGACCGTCTGGACCCAGCGGCGTGCCGTCAGGTGCAGTAGGGCTCGGTTGTTCCGGTACCGGCGGCGGATTGAACTGGAGCCAAGGCTGAATCAGCGCAGGATTGACCGGCGCATCGCCAAGCGGCCCCTTCATCGCCTGCTTGCCCTCTTCCGCGCGGACTTCATTCACGGTCAGCACCAGCTTGCGCATCTCCTGTTTTTGCGCCTTGTCTTCCGGGTCCATGCCGGTCCATCGGAAAACAAAGTCGTCCGAGAAATCGGATATCAAGTAGTCGGACAGCGTATTTTCGTAATAGGACATCAGCGGCCGCAGGCCGGAATCCTTGGACGCGGCCAGCTTCTCTGCTGTGTCAGATCCCGACAGCGGCGAGCTATTCCCACCTGAGAACGAATCGAAATTGATTTCGGACGGCGACATGCCGTAAATGGCGCAGATGATCGACGTCAAAAACGTCATCCACTTAGAAAAATACATTTCGTTGAATTCGATGCCGAATTTTTCAAACGTGGCTTTCGATTCCTGATCTTTGGAAACCATCACAGGGAGCGTCCAGGCGTTATTGATGCCCTTCACCATGGCGTTCCAATACTGTTTGAATGCCTTGAGATCGCGTTCGTCGTAGTTACCGTTGAGATGGAGCATCCCCTTCGGGATCGAATTGGAATCGAATCCTTTGATGTTGTAGGTCATCGCATTCAGATAGCCGGTGACGACGCGAATCAGCAGCTCAGTCTCGGACAGCCCGTAACCGGCGGCGGTTACATCCGTGCGCGGGTTACGGGCCTCGTAGACCAGATCCTCAAACGAATAAGCGGTGCAAATTTGCCCTTCTACGAGCTGGATCGAGAATATGTCGTCGTCACCGCGGTAACCGTTCTCGGTGCAAAGCCTGATGGTTGCGCCGTCCACCGCATAGAAGCCATCGATACCGAGCGACGCGTTGCGTTTCCACTCCAGCTCGATCGGTGCCGAATCCATCACCAGGGAGTCGCGCACCGACTTTGCCATGAACTGCGAAAACGCATCCCGCCGCAACTTCTTGCGCCGGCGCGGCTTGAATTCCCACCCGCAATTGGTGACGAAGCGGCTCAACAGCGCGACCGACTGCTGCTCGGATTTGGTGAGTTGGTGCTCACGGTCGCGGTGACGTATCTCAAAGCCCGGTGCGTCGTTACCCTGTTCGGCCACGCGGCAAAAGCGCTGCACCTGGCGCACGCGGGTCATGATGACAGCATTGAGTACGGGTACTTGACTGACGATGGTGCGCAACGCATCGAAAGACAGCGCGCTGGGGCGCTCCCAATAGTCGCCCTGGACGTTCACCGTCCACTGGTCGAACATGACGGACTGCATGCCCGGCTTGCGCTCTTCTGAATTCCTCGAAGGATACGGGACGATGTTGGGGTTGATCGACTTTTCGAACGCGTCCTGAGTGTAGGCCGCCTCCACGTCGGCGATCAAATCCCGCACCGCCTCCGGCGGTAGCAACGCCGATGCGGTCGGCATGTGCGATTTTTGCAGGCAGGCTAATGCTTCGGCCCGCTCGTCCGCAGGCGCGGAAGCGTCGAAAGCAACGTTCGTCGATTGGTCGGACATGAATACCCCTTGAATGCAGCAAGGGTATGGTCACGACCGGATGATTGTGATTTCGGGCTTATCCCGGCTTGACCTCTTATAGCAGGCCGAGCTTGTGAGCCTTCGTGATACTCAACGTAACTGAATTCGACTTCAATTTTCTGCCAATCGATGCGCGCGCTGTGCGTACCGAGCGTTCGGTCACTGACATGAGGATAGCGGTGTCTCCGATACTTTTCCCATTTGAGGCCCACTGTAGCACTTGCATTTCCATCTCTGTCAGCGTCACCGGCTCGTCATCGCCTACCATGGCGTCATCGATTCCTATCAAGCGGTTTATACCCTTGTGAAGCTTTCGTGCGAGGGTAATCGCTTCCGCCTCTTTGCCGTGTACCGTGTCTGACCATTCCTCGATGCCAAGCCGCGACGCCACTGTTGACAGCACTTCAAGACATTCCGTATCGCTAATGTCGCTGATTTTATTTTTGCCCGTCCGCTTCATTTTTTTATGACTCCTAGCCAGCTAGTCCCAACATCATCGCCTTGACCGCCGCGTCTGTGCGGTTTGTCGCCCCCAATTTTTTTGTTGCCTCCTCCGCATGAAAATTAGCCGTGCGTTTGGTTAAATTCAATCGTTCCGCAATCTGGTAGGAAGTCAATCCGCC